AAGCCAAACGATGGCTCGTTCGGGTTGAGTGCTTTCAAAATTACGGGTGCTGTGGCAGCAAATCCGCCCAGTAGTAGGTCCCTTGGACTAGTGTTGCCAGTCATATAGAGAGCAATTGCAGCTCCCAAGAAATGACGTCCGTAACTTGCTAGTGCTGCTAGAATTTTCTCTTGCATTGTAACCTTTCCATCTCCATTAAGATCTTCTTTAGCTTTTGCCATTTTTGATCCTCCTTATTTCTAGGCGGGTTGCCCAGGAATTTTGGGCTTTAGCCCAATTATATTATTGTACCACTATGCGCTAATATCTACCAATTCGCAATTGCCGTCAGAGCTGCAAGCTAGAGTTGCGTTAGTAGATGTTCCGTCTTCTGTTTCATAAAAAGACAAATCTTCCCAACGAATAGACTTAGGCATTTGTTCAACTAAAGCATCATACTCTTCCCTTGAAACTTCTTGGTACGGTGCTTGCTTGTAAGAGTGATCTGAATATGGCAAGAATGATATACCTGAAAGTTCATCAAAGTGCTTATAAACCCAAGCCCCCACCTCCATCCACTCATTATCACTAACGGATACTGTAATAGATGGCTTATGCTCACACCAAGCACGTTGATAAATTAACCATAGCTCCAAGTGCTCGATTGCAGTAAGATCTTTTCTAAAAGTGGCATGTTTAGGGGCCTTTACAGGAAAAGAAAAAACATCTGTTTCTGTTGGCTTCATTACATCATCTTCAACTGGTATACCAACTTCTTTTAGAAATATAGAAATTGGATCATTTTTAGATCCACGAACGGTTCTTATGTAATACTCAGAGTGCCATGGATGCATTCCAGATGAAACTCCAGTTAGTTGAGAAACTGTTCCAGAGGGCTTAACACATGTTACTGAAGCAGATGGATTAATTCCAATTGCAGATGCTTCTTGAATGTTTGCCTCTCTTGCACGGGTTCTTAATCTTTGAAGCATATGCTCAAGTCTTGTATAGTTATCTTCTTTTATGTGATCCTGATTGCTGCAAAGATCAACACACCCTTTCCCGCAAGCAAATTCGTTTGCAGATCTAGATTTTCCTGAAAAAATTGCATTTCCAAACTGCCCAGTTAAAGAAACTCCTAGAAGTCTCTCTTCTTCTGTGTTTTTCTTCCAAACATCTCTAATATATTTAAAATTAGTAAGGGTTGATTGCCATGTACCAAGAATAGAAGCAAGTTCTACTTTTCTTGAAACCGACTCCTCATTATCATCTTCTCTTAATACAACTTCAGATAAATTGCAAAACTGATTTGGTCTAAGAATAATTTCAGAGCATGGATTTGTTCCATAATGAATATCTGGGTCTCTTCCATAAAGTGCCGCTTGCTTTTGTGCTGCTGCAACATTGTATATGCCACGCTCTCCTGATTTTGAATCATAAAGAGATTTCCACTCTGCAATAAACTGCTCCATGTCTGGCTTTCTAGAATAAGCCACAGAGTTATTTGAAAGGGCACGTTGAGGATTGTTTTCCCACCAGTTGCCAGATTTTGCAGAAGCCATTTCTATATCATTAATATTTGAAAGAGAAATCATAGCTGATCTTCTAACTCCTCCGACAACTACAACCTCTCCGATCTTACACATAATATCATGACACTCAATTGGCTTTAGTTGTCTTCCTGCTGCTGTTTTAAATTTTGCAATAGTAAAATCAAAAAGATTTACTAACGGTTGTGGTCCAGAAGACCTTCCGCCCATAGTCTTAAGTCTTGCTCCAGCTGGTCTAACTTTTGTAACATCAAAAGACGGTATCTTACCATCCCACAAATTTTTTAAAAGAGTTTTATACGCAGTTGCCCACCCAGATTTTGAATCTTCAACAACAATTACTTCTCCTGTTTTTTCTAATGCGCTAGGAATAGATGGCAGTTTATTAATGTACTTATACTCAACAGAAAAACCAACTCCAGAGCCGCACATCAAGATATACATTGTTTCATCAAATGCTCTTGGATGATCTACTGGCAAATACGAACAGTTGTAGCCAGCCACATTGTCTCTTTCTAGGGCGGGACCAGAAGTCATAACAGCTCTCATTGAAGGCATTACATTTCTTTTGTATACAGCATCTTTAAGATTTGACAAAAGAACTTCATCTGGAGTATAGTCAAAATCTTCTTTTAAGTGATTTAGCATAAAAGAAAAATATCTATCTACAGTCTCTTTCCATGTCTCTCTTCTATTTTCAGAAGGTATCCATCTTGCATATCGAGACATAGCTATAAAATTTTCATAGGGGTTATCTATTAAAGCGCTATCTTCATTAATCTCAATTAGTGACATTGGCTTTTCCTCAAAGTAGTCTGAAGATTGATTAAAGTTTTTGATTTTTGTCATTTTTGTCTCTTTTCCGCCTAATGGCACATAAAATTTAGTAAGAGTCTTATTCTACCAAACTTTTTTATAGAAAGGAAGGGTGAAAAAGTTTATTAAACAACTAGTTTATTAGTTAACTAGAATTAATAAATACTTATTTTTAAGTTGACATATTGTAAAGGTTAATGGTATTCTTAGAGTTCGTTATCTCTATTGGAGGAAATGCCTATGGAGAATATAAAACAAAAACTTAGCGATGTTTTACATCACTATGTTGCAATAGCAGTAGCTGTACTATTTTTATTTACTGGTCAACCAGAAATAATTCAATCAGCATCTGCACTGGTTGTAAAACCAGAAGTAAAAACCGAAGCACAACTTGACAAGGAAATGCTGGAGCAATTCAGCAATACTGTGTGGAAACCTTCTGAATCTTTAACAGATTTAGAATTGGTTAAACTCCTCAAAGCTGTAGGCTTTGAGGGTAGCGCCCTTAAAATGGCGTGGGCTGTAGCTAAAAAGGAGTCTAATGGACGCCCAATGGCTTATAACGGCAACAGGAAAACTGGAGACAGTTCCTATGGAATTTTTCAGATTAACATGCTAGGAAACTTGGGTGATGATCGTAAAGAAAAGTTCAAACTGGATAGTAACTACTCGTTATTCGATCCAGCAATCAACGCAGAGATAACGTATTATATGACCAATGGCGGTCAAGATTGGTCGTCATGGAAAGGTTTAACTCCTCGAACAAAAGAGTGGTTAAATAAATTTCCATCTAAAAGTTAGAAAGGAGTTAATATTAAGATACAAGTAGTATCTCAATATCTAGCTCTCTCAAGAGAAGGCCTTGTGTCAGAGATGGTTTGCCCATTAGACCAAGGTCTTCTCTTTTCAAACGAAGACGTAGAAGAAAAAATATTTGTGTATTGCCTTTCTTGCCATTATAAAAATTATATTGGTAGTGCTATTTATTCAAAAATGTTGGAGGGTATTAAAAATGCCACTAAAAAATGAATTTGATGAGGAATTAAGAGCTAAGGTAGCAAGAAATATTCCTTGCATGCATATGCCTGGCTTGCTACTTGCTGAAAAAGCTCTTATTATAGTTAAAGAATATGTTGAAGAAGCCAAATCTAGAGGTTTAAATACTATAGATGAGTTGCTTGAAGATATGAAAGTAAAAAATGGACAATCAGAGCAATAATTTAGAAGACAACCTTCCTATGGTTAACTATATAATGCTTCATAGAATATATGACGTATTATGCTTAATGGCCAAGGGAACTGTTGGTAGCAATGAAATTGAAAAAATGGTAAAATATCATGAAGATGGTTTTTTGCTGGGACCTTCCCCAGCATTTAGAGCGGAAGACGGAAAAGATGAACAAGGATAAAGAATCAGTAGTAGAGCTTATGGTTGCAGTCTATGAATCTATCAATACAAAGATGGCGTTAATGTCTGGTATGACTGAGGAAGAAGTAGAATCAAAAACAAAAGAAGCACATCCAGCAATGATTTACTTTATGGGTGAAATCTACAACAAGCTTGATGAAAACGATATACTAGCTCAACAATAAATGGTATAATTTATACATGTCACCAAAGCATTTTCACAGAGTAATGCAAACTCCATACTTTAGAATGGATAACCAGGTTCTGTCAACTTGCAAATGTCTTGAGTGTAAAATAGAAAATCTTTTTATCAGATTTTTTAACAGAAAAAGAACTAAATAAAATTACGTAGGTTGAGAGAAATCTCCTTATGTAAGCACGTAAGTGCTAAGAAACCCAATTGGATCCGCCTCTAATTGGGTTTCTTTCTTTTATGAACAAATCCAGTAATTATAATCCTATCTCCACCAGTAAAGCTATTTACTCCATGTGTATATTCAGTAGAACCTGGGTGGCAAACTAAGTAGCCAGCTTTCGGCTTAAATGTAATATCTTTATTAACATATACAATTTCTCCACCACTGTAATCATCGGTAACATAAATAACAATTCCTTTTAAAACACTAGCATTATGTTCACCTAGATCATCTTTATAATCTATATTGTCGGCATGAGGATACATTGCCCATCCCGTTGGCTTGCTTTCTTTGTTTACATATTTTATCAAAAATGGAGCATGTGGAAAATTATGCAGGTACTCTTCATCATTGTCAAACAAACCTTCTAGATTTCTTACAATGTTATCCCATAACTCTTGTGATCTATCTGTCAAAAGAAATACGTCATGATATAGACCCTCGTGATCTTTATCTAGGGAATCCAAATTATTGATCTCTTCTTTTAGTATAGATATAGAGTTTTTATCGACAAAATCTTCTATGTAAAATATATTTTCGTCTAAGTATACTTTATTCATAAGATAAACCTCCTGTGTAGTTAAGATTTATTACGCATCTTGTATTTTTGTCTGTTTGAGAAAATCCAGAATGTAGTATAGTAGAGTCAAAAACAACAAGTCTATTAGCAACACTATCTATAATAGTTCCGTCTTCAAATTGCGTGTACCCATTATTTGTGTTTAAATAAAAAATTGCTGTATTATGCTGAATATTTGTATCTGTATGAAAACCACCCTCTAAATGTTCTGAAGTTTTTATTCCAAGATTGGCCTTGACTCTCATTAAATCTGATGGGGCTATCTTGTTTATTAAATCTGATAAATCTGGGTAGTGGTCAGATTTTAAAGTTTCTTTAGGAGAACTTCGAAAAAAAACGTGCGTAAATTGGTGTCTATCTAAAGCTCTTTTATCGTTTGGAGATACTATGTAAGCATTATAATTCCACGGGAAAGCACCATTATCTAAAATAGAATACTGCAGCTTGGTAAAAGAAGATAAGTCGAGATAGTTATCAAATATCTTATATCTTGTATTATTTGTATTCACTAGCAACGTCCTTTTTATCTACTCTAATAAGATCATAAAAATTGTGAGTAATATTGTTTTTCGCATCATTAACATATTGATCTAAGGTTGTGCCAAAAGGTATAAATCCTTGAGATGGTCCCATTCTCCAAAAATGTGGAATGATATATTTAATACCATACGAAATGTGTGCTTGATGTATGTTGTCTACCTCATTTGATTTAAACATTACAACACTTCCTGCTTCTGGTTTAAAAATTACATCCAGTTCTGGAAAGCTTAATTCTCCACCCTCATAATCATCGTTAAGGTAAAAAACATAAGAGTGTTCTAGGTCGTCGTAATTACAGTCTGAGTGAAGTCCTCTGCTTTTTTCTGAATCGTATCTACCAACTACAAAACCAGGAGTCTCTAATCTTGGATTAACTGACTCGTCTATATCCATTATATCTTTGTATATCGAAG